CACTGATATGGTAGCATTTTGTAAGTTGGTAAAGTTTGCGTCACCTTCAACGAAAGTTAATGCTGAGCCTTTACCTGCTCTAGTGACAATTGTTGGCTTAGCCATTAAAACTCTCCTTGTAAGTAAAAAGAGGGTGCTAGACCACTAACACCCTCTACGAGCCTATTAGGCTAAAGATACTGTTAAATTACCAGAACTTACTTGGAAAGTGTCGCCAGATTCTATCAGCTTGGAAGTTGTAACTGCACCGTAGAACAGGACATTGCCTGCACCTGCTGTTGCACCGTCCATGATAGCGATGTGTGTGACTGTGCCCCAACTTGCAGTAGCGGCATCAAATGTCACTGTGGCGTTGGTTGCACTTGAACCACTTGAAGCGGCTGCAAATGTCACTGCCTTACGAGCATAGGCAGAACTAGAAGTTGTTACTTCGTCTGTCAATGTGCCTGCTTCTAGGTTAGCTGCGGCGTTGGTGCTGGTGTTTGTGAACAGAGCCAAGTACAGAGTAGATGGTGCTGTGTATGGTGCTGTGGAATAACGTAGAACGTGATCTAATACTTTGTTTTCTAAAAAATTTGATGCTGCGGACATGAGGGTCTCCTTTGTGATATGTTGTCTATGCAGACAACATATGGTTGTCTGTTGGGAGCACTGCTCCCAATGTATTTATATGAAACCTCAAAAATCACTGAAAAAAGCAGATAAAAGATTATAATACTAGAGGAACAACACCATCATCATATCCGTGAAAGGTAGATACGGTGCCTGTGATTAAATTTCCAGTGCTTATACTATCAAACGCCGTGATTAATCTAACAGCATATCCACCTACATTATAACTGCTGGCAGCAACTGGTGTAGTAGCTGTAATAGATATTGTTGATGGCGACCCTCTAGTCACACTTACAGCAGTTGGAACATTCACTGTGGTCTCACCTCCAAGTGGCACAGGCAACCAAACATATTTTTTCACAGTCAACCCAACTAATACATTGCTGCTATCATATTGACCGTTCCAAATTGCTGGCACTTTTACATATTGAACATTTGTTGATACTGCAAGTGTATCTAATACGGTTACAGAAACTGTAGCTGATACACAAGGATTATTTTGAGCAGGATCTATAGATATTGTTAATCCTTGAGTGCCAGTAAAACTATTAGGTGATGCATTGGTATTAATTACTAATGTGCCAGTGCCGCCACTGGTTGCAATATTGCCACTTAGTGGTGTACTGACTTTAGCAGTTGCACTACCGCTTATGGTATAAGGCACACTGGCTGTGGCTTTAGTGCCTGTGGCAGTTAAAGTTATAGTTACACTGCCGCCTTCTGTAATGCTGGCTGTGTTGGCTGAAACAGCATAAGTAAAATCAACCTGATCATAGATTGCCACTGTGGTAGATAAGCCGCCTATGGTCACAGTGGCAGTTTCAATGCCTGTGCCGCTGCCTTCTGCTGTGGCATCATTTGTAGCAGTAAATGTCAAAGCACCACTGCCGTTTGTAACCAATACATTACCAGTTAGTGGTATGTTGATATCACCAGCTGATATACCAGTTATAGTGTATGCATAATTAAATGCAGGAATCTCAAATAAACAACCTGGATCACAACTATGCCCAACTGTGATGGTCTTTGAGAATCCTTCACAGAGTGTGCCACCGTCACTAATTGTAGTTAGTGCTGGTTTTTTTGCAGTGGCTAACAGTTTATCTAATTCTTCAGCAGAAGTGTCAGCGGGTTTGGTCTGTCTTGAATATATAGGATTGCCATTGGCATCAGTGCCTATCTGTCTACGTCCAAATAGTTTGTTCAGCAAGTTGTTGGCAATACCTAAACCTACATTGGCAGCAATCATTCTACCAATGCTGCCAGCCACATTGGCATCATCTAACTCTTTTATCACATCATTCTGCTGTCGTAGTAAGATGCCTGTTTTTTTGGTTCTTTCATTGAATACCAAACCAGCGGTACTGTAGACATTGGCATCGTATTCCATGCCAGTGATGTTGATGCCAATCACATCATCATCTACTTCTTCTATTTTGGTAACGCGAAATACCTTTGAAGTAAACCCATACATGGCAGCAGTCACATCAATGAGATCACCTGCCTTTAGACCAAGACTGGTATAGTCCGTGGTAAATTGAATTATTTTGTTTAGGCGTTTTTGTTTAAGTTCTATGCCAGCAATGTATTGAGCCTGTACAGGATCATTGATCAACTGACTCTGTAACTGCAGGGGATTTTCAATTTCGTTGGGCAGTCTGTCGCCTGATGGTATTACAACTTCTACAAAATCAGTTTGATCTCTTAGACTCTTGTGTGGAAATTCAAAGGTAGCACTGTTGTATAATTCGTTGACACCAGTCTCACTGACTGTGATGGCACCAATGATGTTTGAATCACTGTAGCTTTTGATACTAGAACCAGTGGTGTTTATGACCACAGCCCATTTGCCTTGGCTGATGTCAAAGGTCAAGAATGCACCACAGGCATTGCAGATATCATTGAGATTCTGCAACACAGTTTTATCTGTGCTAATCACACCGTTGATTTTTAAAGGAGCAGTTAGTGTTGGCATGTTTTAAATCCTATTATTTTGTAACAATTTTTATTCTTACAACACCATCACCGCCTGTGCCTGGGGGACCTGCTGAATTATTAGTTAGCACACCACCTCCGCCACCACCACCTGCTACACTAGGTTGTCTTACACCATTTACCACATAGTTTGCATTAGTGATTTGTCCATTGTCTGTGCCCACTGGCGTGTAATTTGGCCTATTTACTTTCCAAAGATGGGCAGCTGTTGCTAACACAGAATCAAGATCATTAGTAGTAGTAAGATAACCTCCTAATCCTATGGAAGATGTTTGACCACCTTGAACCCATACTCCACCGCCTCCCCCAAATCCATAACTATATGTGGTTGGATATATATTTCCATATTGTTGTGGATTAGCAAAATCAGCAGTTTGTCTTCCAACTGCGCCATGTCCTGGATTGGATTGCGGTAAAAAGTTTCCCTGTGTGCCTGCATTGATGCTACGTGTGCCACCATATTGTGCAATATCTGCTTCACTTCTTAAAACAACAATATCTGAACCTATAGTTCCCATGCCTCCGCCGCCAGCATAATATATGTGTAAAAATCCTCCAACTAGACCAGAGGCGGCACCGCTATTGCCGCCAGCAATTTGTGTGCCAGCACTGTTAAAACTATAACCACCATTGGCACCATTTGGCTGCGATAACACCTGACTGGTATTATTTGGTGGAGTTGGAACACTAACAAGTGCAGTTCCACCACCGCCACCTCTGGCAGTTAAACCAAATGCCACAGTGCTTGCTCCGTTTCCGCCTGCAGTTCCTCCAGCGGAAACTAGATTGCTGTTACCAGCTGAACCCCCTGTGCCTACGGTAATTGTGTAATTTTGTGCCACAAGAGCAATAGGTGTTTCTGAATAAATCACTTCACCTCCACCGCCTCCGCCACCTGATCCACCACCACCGCCACCAACCAACAATATCTTGCCAATTTTACCATAACGCACATCTTGTTGACTAGGAGTGAAATTGGTTGTTGAAATAAAATCTACAGTTCTTTCATCTAGGTAATTACTTGCACTTCCTATTAAACCCACTGACTGAGATATTTGCTGAACGCTGTTTTTAAGTTGCGTGTAAGTCAATGAAGTGTTACCGCTGAAACCTGATGTTGGGTAAAATTTTACACTGCTGAATCTAGCATTAACAAAAGTTTTTGTGCCAGATATTGACAAAGGATTTGCAAACACACTTTCTACATATGGTGATAATGTACTGGCCTGTGTGAACACACCGTCATTGCTTTGAAATACCACAGTATACGTTGGGTCTGTAGCATCTAAGTCGCTGATCTGAGGAGTGTTTGTAGAAAATATAGAATTACCATTATTTGCTAAGAAATTGCGGTTTGCATTCATGTTTATTACTTCAGTGTCAAAACTTCCAATGTTTACAATTTGTATTTTGGTAGCTGTGCCTGCAGTTGGCGAAACCACTGAATAACCAAAAGTAAAATTACTCTGAAAGTCCACAGCGGGTGTCACTGTGATCAAAGGTAGTCTAGCATTTACTTGTGATCGTGTGCCTTGTATTGTTAACACCTTAGTGGAATTGTTGAATGATACAGTGCCACCTGAGCCTGTAACACTCATGGTAAGTATAGCACTTGCGGTGCTGGGTGTTATGGTATAAACATATGTGCCAGTACCATCAAACCCTACGTCTGTGATCAGCGCAAAGCCTGTTAATAAAAAAGCAGTGTCTTCATTGTAGTATATTTGAGGTATTGTTACAGCACCTAACACACTTAGTCCCTGTGATATTAGAGTTTGACTGCGCGAATCTGTTGTGCCATTAAGACTGTTAGATACTGCAAAGGTCAACGCAAAATCCACAGCTGTGGCATTGGCATCTATTCTCAACCCAGTTATGCGACTGTTGACCTGTGTTCTCGTTCCTGAGATAGTTATGACTTTGGTAGATGAATTAACAGAGAATGATCCACCTGTGCCTGTGGTTGTAAATGTATTCACACTGAGAATACTACTTGGTGTTATAACCACAGTAAAAGTAACTCCTGGATAAGCAGCATCAAGATTACCTAATAATGGCACGCCTGTGATAGCACTTACAGCACTGAGATCATAGATGAATTGCGTGGGTTCTGTTAGAAACACCACATTGTTCACTGTGACTGCTGTGGTCCAAGTCTTTGAAACAAATCCAGATGGACCATTGTATGTCAATATTGAAGTGTAAGAAAATGTGCCAACAAAGTTATCGTCAAAATCAATGGTAGGTGATTTGATAAGATCCCAAGTGGCCTTGTCTTGAAATCCATTAATTACATAATTACCTGCTGCGGTTTCAGTAACTGTGACGCCTGCTGGCAGACTTGCGTAAGACACTGTTGCTGAAGCTAATCCGCTGACATTTATGGTATAACTAGGTAGACTCAATGGCGCATTTAATATTTCTACAATGTCAATGCCTACGCTGCCTGTAATGGTAAAACCTTTGTCCACACTCTGTGTTTGATTTACTGGATTTGGTCTATCAAATATAATATTTGGCAGTCTCACATCAGTGTAAGGCAATGAAAATCCATTGACAAATCCATTTAATTCTGTTAGGCTGTTCATGCGCTGTAAATCTCCTGATCTGTTAGTCCCGCACCGTATCGTGTGGATTTCATGTAGTCATTTAGCACATCACCTGGCAAAGTCATAGAATTTGTTAGTTTAAATTCCAATTCGCCAAGGCTGGTGATGTTTTTTTCTTTGTTGTATTCAACAACCACAATGGCAAACACTGTGCTGGTCATGGTGTGATTGGCTGTCCATCCTGGGAACACGCTGGCAGCATATCCCAAAGAACCATTTGTGTATCCCACAGGTGCTACTGGTGAACTACCGCCATTGTTAAAGCAGTAAATGCGTATGAGTCCATTCATGGTGTTGTCTGTGTTGCCGTCCTCATCAGTGGTGCTTAGAACTGTGAGTCCGTCATTGTTGAATTGAACTTCGTTACTGTTGAGATAGATCTTGTCAAATGTGATCACACTATCAGCACTGTCTGAAAGTTTGATGCCTGTTTTTTCACAGATGGTTATGCAGTAGGTCATGGTCTTGTTGTCATTGCTCATCACAGCATCTGTGATAATGCCTTTGAGATAGCCAGTGCCATAGACCACAGGTATGCTGTGATTGGTGTCTGGACTCATCTGCTCACGTACTGATCTATCTGGTTGTGAAGTCTGCGATGCCTGAGGCAAACTGCTTTTCTTGTTTACACTGCTGCTGACTTGATTGACAAGGAATCCCAGTGCCGCAGTTTTGGCTATGCTGGATGCAATGTTTGAACTGCTGACACTGTTGTATATCTTGGAACCAAAGTCAACCACATCATCTAAGAAACTCATAGTCTAGCTCCAAAGTCAAAGAAACTGTTTTCTAGTGCGGACACGCGATCCATGCTGACATCTGTAGGAAAGAACTTCTTGTGGCTTTCACTGTTGGTTTTTCTACTGGCTATTTTGTTTTCTAACACATCAACATTGCTGGCACAGCTAAACACCACTGTGTTGGAACTGATTCTGTTGTCAATGTCGTAGTCTTCTTCATAGCCAATGTTGTTGATGTAACCACTGAATCTTATGATAGGATTGCCAGCAAGACTGCTTAAGAAAGTGTCGTTAGTGGCATTGTATAAACCTCTAAGTATGACCACAGGACTGCCTTTGATATTTGCAGCCAGTATGTCAGTGATACTTGAGTTTGGCACACCACTGATGCTGATGGTGAGGTCCTGACCACTGCTGCGGATTTCACTGTTGCTGCCGCTGACTGCTAATAGTTTACCAAGTCCAGTGTAGGTGCTGCCGTCAATGGTTGTGGCTGTAATCCTATCACTGAACAATAATACTGTGCTGTCTGATAAAGTAATCTTTACAAACAGGTGTGTCTGTATGGCATAGGTGCTGTTAAGATCAAGCACTGCCATTACAACACCTCTTGAAACACAAAAGCACCGCTCCAACTGACTTGGTTGCGAGCAAAAATAACCCACTCAGGAAATTGTATGCAGCGAACGGTATAACTTTCATCACTGGCTGGTGCTACATTACCATAATACCAAGGAAACTTGGCATATGGTATGGAAATTGTTGCAGTGGTTATTCTATCTAGTGCTTCTGCTGCCACGATATCAGTACGTATGTCACTCCAGTAGATACCATCTGGAACTTTGATTTCAAATCGTTTAGGCTGTGTGCCACGACTCACAGTTCGCACAATGCCGTCACGTGCTGTGGTGCTGGCAACCATGCGTTTGCGATTTATGCTTAGACTTTCTGATCTGTTTACGATCCATTGAAAACTCATGTATTATCTCCTTGCTGGCACAGTTTTGCCACCTTGCATTGCTACTGCGTGTATGAAGCTGGGGTCTCTGGCAATCATTTGTTTGAAGCTCATGGCATCCACAGCAGATATATTGTAAGTGACATTGCTGCCACTGGTTAGTCCACTGTTGGGCACCATGCTGCCAGCTGAGTTTGGAATAAACAATTCTGGACCTCTCTCACCAACAATGTAAGGACGACGATCACTAACTGGACCGCCTGCTGCTAATATGCCTGGTATGATACTGCCACCAAACAACCCACCTCCGCCACCCTTGACTTGATTGCCTGACATGGTAAACAGGTTGGCCATGGTCTGACGAATCTGACTGCGCAGTAAATCTTCTAGCATTGAATTTACAAACTCTTTAAATTCAAACTTACCAGTCTTGGCAAACTTCACAATCATGTCTTCCATGCCCTGTGTGGCTTTGCGGAACACGTTTTCTACATTCTTGGCAGCATTGGTAGCATCATCAACATATTCATTCAGTGCTTTCTTAAGACCAGTTAGACCATTACGGCTGGCTTCATAACTTTCAGTTTCTGCTTGTTTAAGTTCTTCAATACCTTTTCTTGCTGTTTCATAATAGGCCTTGCGTTGATTCTCATCTAGCTCTTTGCCAGTGCGAACTTCTTCTGCTTGTATCTGTGCTTCAGCGGCATCTCTGGCAGCTTTCTCAATGTCAGCATACTTCTTTGAAATGCCGCTGAGAGTGGCTGTGCTCATTTCATGCTGAATGTCTCTGATTTTCTTTTGTAGATCAAACTGTGACCTTAGGCTAAACTGCAAGAGATTATATTTTTCTGTGGTAACATTCAATTCATCTTGAGCTGCTTTGGTTTCTTCAATGCCTTGTCTTGCGGCTTTATAATAGTTTGCCTGTTCAGCTGGATCTAATTTTTCACCACGACGCACTTCTTCTGCTTGTATTTTTGCTTTGGCAGCTTCAATTGCCGCTAACTCTATTTCAGCATAGCCTTTGGCCTGTAGTGGCAACAACATCAAGGCACTTTGTTTTGCTAAATCATTGGCTTTGTTTTGTAAATCAATTAATGATTCATTAGCAAACAATCTCAACTGTTCTACATTTAAAGCGACATTGTTATTTTTAATTGCTTCAGCACTGCGTTTGGCATCTGCTTGAGCTATTTCATTTATCTTTTTAATCTGTTGGTCATACAAAGAACCAAGTCCTGCTCGTTGTTCTTCTGCACTAAGTTTAGATTTTGCATCTGTAAGTTTGTCTACTTCTTCAGCGGCTCTTTGTAATATCTCTTGCTGTGATTTCTGACTATCTTTGAATTCTTTTGATTTGCCTATCAAGCTGGTTTCTAGATTTAAGTTTTCTATGATTTTCTTGTTTGCGTCTTTGAAAGCATCACTGGTTGCATTGATAGTTATTCGTTGTTTTGCAAACGCATCTGTGACATCTCTAATTACTGTAGGTTTATTTTTTAAGGCGTCTTGTTGTTTTTTTAATTCTTCACTCTGCTTGCGCATCTCCTCGCCTTGCTGTTGAAGTTGTTTGGTTATCTCAGGACTACCACCACGACCTGCACCCGCAGCAGATTTGTTGAATTTTAAAAATTCAGGCAACACTGCACCTATGGCACTGGCAGCACCTTTGACATATTCAACAAATTTTTCTACAGGATCAAAATCAAATGCAAATTTTATTGCTTCATTAAGTGCGGCAAGTAGAGTAATAATCCTAATAGGCCATATAACAAATTTTAGAATTGCCGCTGTGGCAGTTGCAATAATAGGAGCAAGAGAAGCAAATGCGGCTCCAAGTGCTGTTAACCCTGCAGACACTTTGCTAATTATAAACAGACCTGCAAGCACTTGTATGAATCTACCCAAGGTGTCAATGAACTCCTGTAGTTTCTCAGGATTGAATGCGTTGATAAAATCAACCACTGGAGCAATTGTTTGCAGTAATGATAATTTTACAGCACCAAGTGCCTTGTCTAGATTACCTTGCAATTCTGCGGCTTTTTGTATGCTTTCTGCATATTTGGCACTGGTTTCTGTGGCATTTGTATAGGCTGCACTAAGTCCATCAAGACCTATACCACGGAACTCTTTGCCAAGCAGTTGTTGTTTTAGTAATACCTGTTCGCTCTTGTCTGTGAGAGATTCTAATCCCTCAATGGTCTTGGCTAATAAATCTTGTTCACTTAATGTTCTTAAATCCTGAAGACTTACGCCTACTCTAGCAAACGCATCTTGCAATCCTGCATTACCACTGGCAGCATCACCTATAGAACCAGTTAGTTTTAGTATTGCTTTGTTTGCAATCTCGCTGTTGCCACCAAATGCGTCTAGTGCTTTTCCAAATCCTACAATATTCTTAATTGCTATGCCAGTGACATCTGACAGATCTTGAATTCCGTCAGCATATAGAATCACACTTTTTACAGCACTGCCTAACGCCAATCCTGCAACAACATTTTTTAGGCTACCAAACACAGTATTCAATCCACTGACTTTGGTCTGCAGATTATTAAGAGCTTGAATGCCTTGATTGGTGTTTACATTAATATCATAATTTATAGCCATGATTTATTTTCCAAAGATTTGTTTGGCGCGGTTTCTCACCCATTTCTCAAATGGTCTTGTCATACCACTAGGTGCTTGTTTACTGTATCCTTCATCAAGTTTCTGAGCATATGGATAGTTTAACTGTATAGTCTGACCAGCCAGTTGAGTATTTCTGCGGGCGTTGCCTGAATCAATAGGAGTTAATGAAACCAGTTGTTGTTCAGCATCTTTGGGATAACTGGCTAACTTTTTTCGCTGTCCTTTAAGAACCGCAGTAAGTTTATCATCTATTGTTATATCTACTGCAATCATAATCACTCCTTATTGAAAGTCTTGGCCTCATCAAACATTTTTTGTAGTTGATCAGTACTGTAGGTTTTATCTAACTTACTGACCTTGCCGTCTGCTTGATCTTGCTTGTGTCTAAAATATCTTGCTGACAAATCCAACACATATAAATCAAATGTTGTTGCTCTGCTTAGGGCCTCGCTGGGCAACAAACCATATTCCTTGGCGAGATTGTTGAGAGTCAGCATCAAACTGGTGTCTGTGCTGTCCCATTCAACGTCTTGCCCTATCACTTTCCCAGAGTTTCAACAACCTTGGCAATGACTTTGATTAAAAGACTGCTGGGCAACATGTTATCATCTTTGATAATTTCTTTGCCTTCTTCATCTAAGATCAATGTCTTAACCAATGTGATCATTTCTACAAGATTCTGCTGATCTGCATTGGCTAATCGCATAAAGATATCAAGTGGCTGGCGGTCCCAGGAATAAAATTCAACTGGTTCGCCGTATTCCTTGACAGTGTCTTCGTCGTCAAGAGAGAATACTATGAGTTTGGGTTTGGCTGCAATTTGGGAAAGTTTCATCTGTTAATCCTTTTGTCTGTTAATCATTGTGTGTGCCATTACCAAGAGAAACTTGATACGGCTTTGTGCTTTGGATAAATCTGCCTGAGCACACTTTACTTCATTTGTGGCCTTGGCAATCTCTGCTATGAGGCTTTCAAGCAGTTCTTTATCACTCTTTGTATCTAATACATCCATAAATCTTTTACCTTTGTATTTAGTTAGGCATAAAAGAAAGGGGGTTTTTACGCCCCCTTTCAGTCTATCTTACGATAGTTCGCTCCCAGGTATTACTTAGGAAGTAGCAACCAAGTATTCGCCTGTCACTGTGATAGTGATAGGTGATACCCATACAGGTGCATCTGCTGATACTGTTGGTGCAAGACCAGTGATAAAGCCTTGTCCTTTCAGTACTCTATCTGTAGATGAATTTTCACGCATCTTCAGTGTAAAGCAGATTGGTGTTTTGTTGCGGCTTAGACCTAATAGGCCTTGTTCTGCAACTGTACCTGATTGAGCAGCGTTGAGAGTGGTGCCAAAGAAAGAAGCATCATCAACCACAATGTTCATGCTTAATGAATTTGTAGAAGTTGTTGCTACCTGTTGTTTAGCACTGCTGTCTAGTTGACTCCAAGTAAAAATATCGTTGGCTGCGTTAACAGTCACGTCTTGGATTGCAGGCACAGCTAATGCACTTGCGCCTAAAGCAATTGCTGTTACAGGCGCTGAGCCTGTTATTGTAGAACTGGCAGTTGTGTCAATTGATAGAACAATTTGACTTGTTGTGCCTGGTCCTGGATTAATATATGCCATGGTGTGGCTCCTTATGTTAGTTTAATGTATCGCAATTCTATTTCTGTGATGAGTTTGTCTGTGTCAAAACTGGTGCTGACATCTACTTCTCTACTACTGAAACCACTGGTAGTAGGTAGAATATCTTTGGCAGTTCTAACAAATTCAACAACTTCATCATAGTTTGGTGGTATGGTTTTGGCATCATTGGCAAAATACACAACCACAGTGATAGTATCTCTAGTGATATTAACACCACTCAAAGTTCGTATTAGACTCTCTGAAGTAGATTGATCCACATCTACATAGATCTTTTTCAAGTTCTTGATGTATAGTGGCACACCGCTTTCACTGAAAGGCAATTCACTGCTGACAATGAAACTGCCTAGACTCAGGGTCTGCAAGTAATCAATTACTGAAGCTCTCATCTAACTCTCTTTAAGTTAAACTGGCCTGGTGACTTTTCTGAACTTGCGATTGTGCCGCTGTCATCAAAGTCATACCAATCACCAGCTGTGATTAATTCACCAAACAAACTTTCTGCTCGTTGTGTGTAGTAGGCCATCTTCTGGCGTTCTGCACTGTCTTGATTACCAAAATCCGCTATTGATGGAAGGATATATTCTGCCAATGCAGTGAACACACATAGGTCTGTGAAATCACTTTGACGTGCTATGATTCTATCTGGATCCAAAGCTGGGACGTCTGCCACGGTATTATATACTATGGATGCGTCACGCTTGATGTAATAACTTCTCCACCAAGCACTGGCTCGCAATTTGGATAAAATGCG